TGCTAGATCTGCCCCATCTGATTATGCTGGTTCTGGATATGATCAGGGGCATCTAGCCAACGATGCTGATATGTCTTGGGACAATCAAGTCGAGCATGAATCATTCTATATGTCTAACATGAGCCCACAACTTCCATCCGTTAATCGCGGTACTTGGAAAAATCTAGAGTCGGCAGCTCGTGCTTGGGTCTATCAGACTAAACATCCACATACGATCTATGCGGGTAACATTTACTCATCCGGATCAAAAACTATTGGTGCTGATAAGGTTGTCGTTCCTGACACTCTATTTAAAATTGTTATTGATGATGTTACTAAAAAGTCATATGCTTTCATGTTCCCTCACAAGGACGGTTTATCATCTGACTTTACACAATATCAGGTAACGGTTGCTGAAGTCGAAGTTGCTTCTAAGATTACATTCCCTGTTCCTGATTCAAAAACAGTAAAGAATCCTCCTCTTGTTGCTGATCTAAAGACTATCGCAGCCGACAAGAAGAAGCAATGTAAGGAGTAATAAATGTCTGAAACAGTTTTCCCATTTACATGTCAGGGTTGTGATGCTGAATTTGATGTTCAATCTGATTTGTCTGAAGTGGTTGAATATTGCCCATATTGTGGTGAAATGATTTATGAGGACGAACCAGATGATTATTATGACGATGAAGAAGAAGATGAGTTAGAAGAAGAAGAATGAGCTATGACAATCCGTGGTTTTATAACGGAGTTGTAGTTGATTCGGAAATACTTGAAGAATACTTAGGATTCGTATATAAGATAACCAATCTGGCCAGCCAGAAGAAGTATATTGGTAAAAAGTTACTCAAGAGAACCAAGACCAGACAGGTCAAGGGTAAAAAGAAACGCACTCTCGTTGAGTCGGATTGGAAAGACTATTACGGTTCTAATAAAGAATTACAGGAAGATGTGATAAATCTCGGCGCACACAATTTTAAGAGAGAGATCATAAGGTTTTGTAAGACTAAAGGCGAGTGTAATTATTTTGAAGCGAAACAGCAATTTTTGCTTGACGTTTTAGAAAATACGGAGTATTATAATTCCTGGATAAGTGTTAAAGTACACAGAAAACATTTGCCCACGTGACGTAATAGGTAACCGTATCGGACTTAAAATCCGAGTTCTGGGAGTTCGAGTCTCCCCGTGGGCACCAAAATACAGGTGAGTTATGAGACCTAAATTTGATCTAGAAGAAATTCGCGAATTTATTCGTAACACTTCAGAAACTACATCAATCTATATTGGTGCTGATTCTGAACGCTATCGTAAGAAGAAATCACAACTCTGGATGGCCGATTACACATTGGCTGTTGTCGTCCATCACGACAGTTGCAGAGGCTGTAAGGTATTCGGCGAAGTTGTTACTGAGCGCGATTATGATCAAAAGATGGATAAGCCAGCAATGCGTCTAATGAATGAAGTTATGAAGGCAGCGCAGCTTTATCTTGATCTGGCTGAAGCTATCGGGGATCGTCACTTTGAGGTCCATCTAGATATCAATCCAGATATTAGACATGGCTCATCATGCGTGGCACAACAGGCAGTTGGCTATATCCGTGGTATGTGTAATGTTATACCAATGATTAAACCAGATGCTTTTGCTGCCTCATATGCGGCTGATAGATTAAAAGATATTCTTGCAGCATAAATAGCATATGAAAAAGACAGCAAATCTGCTGTTCCTATTGGCACTGTTGTTTTCTTTTAGTGAAGCCCACGGAGCAGCTAAACAATACAAAGCATCAGCAACATGGTATGAATGTTGCGAAAAGACAGCTAACGGTGAGCGTTTCCATCCCTATGGGTTTACAGCCGCTCACCGCACATTTCCTTTTGGGACTGTATTAAGATTGACTAATGAAAAGACTGGTAAATCTATCATAGTAAGAGTGAATGATAGAGGGCCATATATTCGTGGTAGAGATATAGATGTGACGAAAGGCGGAGCAATTGCTCTTGGTTTCTTTCACAGTGGGACTGCTAAGTTGTTGATAGAAGTTTTGGAAAAAGGAAAAAAGAATGATAAATCTATTCGAAAAGTACGTAGGTCAAACATTCGATACGGTGCACGATCAAATTAAGCAAGAAGCTCGCGCGAATAATCTATCAATTAATGTCATTCCTGATGGTGTAAATAACATTGATGTGGACGATAATAGACTTAATGTCTGGGTCGACCTCATCACAGACGAAATTAACAAATTTACCATAGGCTAATGAAAACAATAATAAAACACATTTTTGGTAATATTGATGAATATGATTTACAGGTTTATAAATTATCATTAGATCTTGAGGGGGAACCAGAGTATAAAGCATTAGAACAGGGTTGGTCTGTTCAATATGGTAACTGGTATCCTTCTAGAATGGTAAGGCTAGATCTCTCGAGATATAATAAGACGCCAAAACAAATCAAGAACTATACGTTTACTCATCACGATAACCCAGAAGATTATTCTGAGTTTGAAAGGGTGTTTGAGGAATTCGTAGTAGCAAGAGACTTTACCCCACAATATAAGATAGCCACTGATCTTGATAGGACTAGCTGGCTATCAGTGCATAAAGAAGATAGATTGGTAGCTTTCACTAAGTTTATCAATTATGACGGTGGATTAGAGAGTCAGTTTACTGCTTGGGATTACTCTGAGCCTAAATTGTCTATTGGCGTAAAGATAGTTGACTATGAAGTTGAGGTAGCAAGATCTAAAGGATTGGACTATCTTTACATCGGTCCTGGGTATGGTAAATCCTGTTTCTATAAGTCTAAATTTCAGGGTTTCGAGTGGTGGACTGGTACTGAATGGTGCGGCGACATACAGGCATATCAAGAAATATGTATGCGCGATTCAACTATAAATACATTTGATGATTTATCCAAACTGATATGGGACCACTGATATGCCTGGAGTAATAAGCAAAAAGGGTAAAAAGAACCCAAAGCTAATTAAAGTCTTGACTAAGAGAGCAAGACAACTGATGAACGATAATCGTTTCAAAGTCAGAATGGCAACTATCAACAGAGTTCCTATCAATAAGAAATTTGATATTCCCTATCTAGCAGGTTATTCTAAAGACGGCAAGACAGTATACATTGACCGTCATCTTAAGACAATATTTCAGGGTGTTGATATATCTCAGTTCCTTCGCATACATGAGATAGCAGAAAAGACACTACTAGATTTAGATCATCTTACATATCAAGAAGCCCACCATATCGCTACACATCTAGAGCGCATGGCTGTTGAAAAGGTAGGTCTTAACTGGGAAAAATATACAAAATTCCTAGAACCATACATTAAGAGAGTCCATGGTGAAGATTTAAAGATAGTTCCTAAAGATTTAGATCTTGAGCCATACGCCGATGAACATGATCCTATCCTCAGAAATCTTATGAAGAAGGAAGGCGTAAGGGATATTAAAGCCAGAACGGTCAGAGAATCAATAGGACTTGATGAAGTCAAGATCAGCCTAGAATATCATGACGAGCTGAATCCTGTTCTGTGGGATGGTTTTAAATTAAAGCCAGAAGTAAGAAACAAACTGATGGAATTTGCGAAGGCATGGGCCAGTTTCGCGAAAATACCACTTGACATTATACAGGATATCATTATAATAGGTGGTAATGTTAATTATAACTACACATCTAAATCAGACATAGACGTCCATCTTATCCTTGATCGCGATCAGCTGGGCCAAAACAGAGAGATGGTTGATGAATATCTCCAAGACAAGAAAGTCCTATGGACTCTCACACATAAGGTGTCTGTACTCGGATACCCAATCGAACCCTATGCGCAAGACTCACATGCAAGTTATCCCCGTGGTCAAGGCGTCTACAGTATCAAACGAAACACGTGGGTTCAATACCCTCCTCGCGGGAAATACGACTTTAAGAACGATCCAGCTCTAAAGAGAAAAGTCTTATTCTATAAGAGACTGATCGATACCATCATCAAAGATAAGATGGATGTTGGTGCTGTTAGAGATCTAAAGGCAAAGTTGAGAGATATGCGTGCTGCTTCTATTGCCGATGGTGGTGAGTTTGGTTTCGAGAATCTAGTGTTCAAGGAACTAAGGAACCGTGGTTATCTTGATAAGATGAACAAATATGAATTAACAATGAAAGATCAGGAGTTGAGTTTATGATGCTACTCGAGACTATGGTAATTAAAGATATGTGGGAACGAGGATTTAATCCTTGCTTTCAGTCAGATATCGAACTATACTGGAAGGAGTTGTTAGGATGATTGAGATTTACAGCAAACCAAACTGCCCATACTGCAC